AAATTGCTGAATGTTTTGAAGATTTTTGCTCAATCATGCCACCAGATACATCATATAGGTTTCTTAAGGGGCAGTTAAATGATGATGAAGGTAGGATGTTTATACGCGTCCTAGAGAATTCCGGGAGAGATGTTTGCAAAGAGTTCGGAGAAACTCTTAAGGGCTTGGGGAATTTCCTCGATGTTATTAATGATTTGGGGTTTGTCATAGGCGAAGCCGTTCAAGTAGATGACATTTTTGATAATTTAGTTCCAATTGAGCCTGGAGCACCGAGTTCGATGCGCGGCTTCGATCCGCTGCCTTCATCGGTTGATGTCTGTGCTGATCCATCAATTGTATCTAGCTGTTATGAGAATATTTCCGATGAACGCTTGCGAGAACTGATGGCTGCAGGCCGCGATTTGAATTCGCGCTTGTTGCAAGATGCTGTAGGGATGCTTACAGGGCAAACGTCATTCGACGAAATGTTTCGAAACTATGCCCCGCCGCCCCTTCACCCTTCTGAAATGCTCGACGACGAGGGAAATCCGCAAATGAACTCTAGAGCGGGCGCCACGCCATCCATTTCTAGAGATGCGGCCGCCATGGCCGATGTTAGAAGAAATGGCTTTGCGATGGTGTTCGCTGCGTTGAGCTTGAATTTTGATGGAGACATAAAGAAGTTAATAAAGAAAGCTGAGAAAAATGAAGATCTAGCATACACCCCTGAAGGACCCGCAGTGATTGATACTCCATTTAATTATTCGAGAATAGAAATAGGTAATCCAGGCGATGATCTCGGAGTATATAATTTAAATTATGAAATATCAAATTCAATTCCAACAATTAGATTAGAAGGGAACGTCAATTTCAGAAAATTCCTGATAGAATCTCGAAATAAAACAAGAATTAGCTTGGCGCCAGGACTTTTCCCGGAAGAGATATTTAAATATGATTTAAATCCCCCCATAACTGGAGGAATAATTGACAACTGGTTGTTAGATAATCCTTCCCCGCCGTCGAGAGGCCGGAATAATTTTTATGAATTATTTTATCATATAGTTTCTGAAAAGCTAACTGCAGATACAGAATATTTTGATAGTTTTAAAGACGGCTGGGCCGGTGCTCGTGTGCGCCTAAAATTGTTGATTGATTCATTCGCCAGCAGGCTATCTTCCAGCATGCAACAGGGCATCGCCGCCGCGATGGGCCCGAGCCTCGAAGACATCCTCGCCGGTACCGCGGTCGATCTCGGCGCGGAGTTCATCGACACCACACTCCAGCCAGCGGCCACAAAAAGATCTTTAACCAATCCTGCTTATCTGTTACAAGAAGTCGAAATGAACTACTTCGAAGGGTTTCTGCAGGAAGCTTTAACCACCGATCGTTTTAATGGCTGTTCAAAGAAATATTCAAAACTTTTATCCAGGTTAAGAGACGATGAAGTTGCGATACTGAATGGTACCCTTAAATCTTCAATTGATGCTGCTCTTTTAGATTTGACATTCCAAAATTTCTTTTCGGTTTATGCTCTGGGGAGTATCTTTCCAGATATCTCAAATAATAATAAAATTTTATTATCTTTAGTTGAAAATCGAATTAAAAAATTTCACAGATTAAGAGAAGTAGATTATGCCAGGATGGTTCTCTTCGCTAGAGAAATTCAAAGATTAAAAGGAATAGATCCAGTTTCTTTGTTGAATAACCCTTCTGAATTGCGAAAGTTTTTATCTGATTCTATTAGGATTGTTGAAGAAGTTGATAATAAGGATCTCTTAAGAGAGATAATAAGAAGCCGCCAGCAGGTAAGCAGTACAAAATATTTTCAAGATAATATCAAGTTATTTAAAAATGAATTTGAACAATCCTTTAAGAGCGAAGAAGGGGCGATAGAAGTAGAGCTCCCCGAAGATCTCGACGACGAGGATGAAAAGTTTGTTAGGGCAACCGTTGGAAAACTGAATATAGATCGCATCGGCCGATCTCTAGGGAGTATGCTTTTTGGAAATATCAGCTGGAGCGACGATATCGAAGCCCAGAGTTCCTTCATGCCGTTGTATTTCCCTAGCATCAATCTAACTAACGGATATGACGAGATCGATATAGCCCGCATGCTGCACCTCGTTGGGAGCAGCGGCGCCTTTGACGCGTCTGAGTCCGCGGGCAGCCTTTCGCTGATGGGTTATCCGCGTGAATTATATAGTTCGGCTTACGCGCCGGTGGGCGCGGCGACACGAGAAACAGATACGTACAGTCTATTGAGTAGGGTGGGGTTCAAATCAGAATTCGTTAACAAGGTGTCTTCTTTGGGGCTTGACTTCTTCGGAGCTCTACATGACAACTTGGATGCAGATCCAAGCCATGTTGGCGGCCCGCTAGTGAGAAATTTAATAGAGAAACTCGAAAGCGGCTTTTCAGTAGAAATGCCATATGAAGATTTCTTTGTGGCACCGAACGAATTGATTCATAATTCAAGTCAATTGTTGTTAAGAATAAATAATTTACTATTTTCGGATGACTTTGAAGCACTTAAACAAGAATTTGATTATAGTTCTCCAAATGATATTTTAAACATTCTAGATATTAAATTAGGTCTTCGATTTTATTTATTCTCCGTTACTGATTATTCTTCTTTGCCAGATGATACTACAAAATACAATATTTTTACGAAAGAGCAAACAACTGATCAGGCATTTGTGAGAGTTGGTACTTCCGACCCTGACCTAGGCGCAACCGCCCCGCGAAACATAAAGTTGCTCAATGTGGCAGAAAACTTTGTTAGTGTAAGCAATATAGCTTATCCTGCGCCCTCAGAACAAATAAATCTAGCATCTTTCAGGCTGGAGAATGGGTTCAAATTTAATCTATCCGATTTGACATTGCAAGATATAAATGAGGGAGAAGCAACAATAACTGAGTCCCAAACTAAAATAAGTTACATAAACGCATTTTATAACCAAAAAATAATTAAAGCATTAATTGAAAATAGTGAAATTGAAGAATTCTTAACTTTTGTATTTCCTGTAGACCCACTTTTAGCTGCGTTATCTATTTATTATAGTGAATATTTACAAAGTATAGAAAACGTTCCAGATGTGAAAAATTTCTTTAGTAGGGGATTTTTTAATTTCAGAACATTTACAACTGACTTATTCAAAGAACAAGCAAGAAGATACAAAAAGAAAAAATTAATCAATTAGAGATTTAAATGTTACAAGGAAGAATTATAGACGTAGATAAGCTTCTGTTAGATTTAAAAGCAACAGATGATAGTTATACAGAACGAGGCTTAAAGAACTTTGATATTCAAACTGTGGGTAATGATTATGATCTATCTTTAAACCCCTCTTTAAGTATTGCTCTTCCTTTAGATAAAGGTAGCGACCACGTTTCTTCTGACGGATATAAGATGATTAGAGGATACAGAGATCTGGTTAAGCAAAATTTTCGTCATTTATTATTAACTGCCCCCGGGGAAAAGTTAATGGACAAAAATTTTGGTGTAGGTCTAAGGAGGTATCTGTTTGAAAACGACTCGGCCACCTTAAGGGAAAATATTAATAGACGAATACGATCTCAGGTGAAAAGATATTTAAATTATATTCAAATATTAGATATCGATTTTAATAACAATATCGATGAAGCGCCCTCTATACCTTTCGGAGATAACTTTTTAAGAGTAAGTGTCGATTATGAAGTCCCATCTTTGCAGGCGGAACAGACTTTAGATTTAGGACTTCTCTTCAATTCAGCCGACGTATCGTTATAAAGGAAACATAAATGGCAAATATTATTTCTAAAAAAGTTACAAAACCACCAATAAAATATACTTCTAGAGATTTTGTAACAATTAAACAAGATTTAGTTGATTTTATTGAAAGATATTATCCTGATACTTTCAAAGACTTTCAAGAAGCTGGTTTTGGTTCAATGTTACTGGATTCGGTTGCTTATGTCGGAGATGTTTTGTCTTTTTATTTGGATTATCAAGCCAACGAATCGCTTCTTACGAATGCCTTAGAGAGAGATAACATCATCAACCTAGCCAGGCAATCGGGCTTTAAATATAATCCGAATAAAGTCTCTGCTGGCGTTGCAACTTTCTATATTTTGGTTCCCGCCACCAGCGGTGTAACATTTGACGGGGGCACAAAGCCAGATCCGGATTACATGCCTTTATTGAAAAAGGGTTCAACATTTAACACTTCTAATGGAGCCGTTTTTATCTTAACAACGGATGTTAATTTTTCCGATTCGACTAACCAAGTTGTAGTTGCTACCACAGATGGCACTACTGGATATCCCACACACTTTGCTGTGAGGGCATTTGGGAATGTTGTTAGTGGGGAAGTACAAAAAACAACGACCGAGCTTGGATCTTATATCCCATTTCGAAAAGTTTCATTGAACCTAGGAAACATAGTAGAGATTATATCAGTAACTGACTCCCAAGGGAGGGAATATTACGAAGTAGAAAACTTATCACAAGATGTAGTCTATAGAGCTATAGCCAACCGCGCTAATGATTCACAATATGCGAAGTCGATCATGAAACCAATATCAGTTCCTCGACGGTTTACCGTAGAAAGAACTGCTAATACCACTGTGTTGCAATTTGGCTATGGATCGGAAGCTGATGTTGATACAAACGAGCAAAAAATCACTCCCAGCCGCGTCCTAATGGAATTTTATGGCAAAAACTACATCCAAGACACCTCTTTTGATCCATCTATCCTTTTAAACACTGGAAAATTTGGAATTTCGCCATCAAATACGGTATTAAAAATCATATACAGGATAAATCCTAAAACAAACGTCAACATACCAACAAGCACGTTGACAAATGTGCAAAATGCAAGATTTGAGTTTACGAATAGACAAAATTTAGCAATTAATACCTTAAATCAGGTTCGTAGATCGCTAGAAGTGACAAATGATGCTCCGATTGTCGGAGATATGACAGTTGCTTCCAATGAAGAGATTAAAATTAGAGCTTTAGATACTTTTGCAACCCAAAACAGAGTTATTACCGCTAATGATTACAAGGCGCTCCTCTATAAGATGCCTTCGAAGTTTGGGAACGTGAAAAGAGCAGCTGTATACCGAGATCAGAACTCATTTAAGAATAATATTAACATATATGTTATTTCCGAGGACAATAATGGCAAGCTGATTAGCTCTTCGACTACCTTGAAGAGAAATTTGAGAACTTATATAAGCAACTATAAATCTGTTGGTGATACAGTAGACATTTTGGATGCTATAATAGTAAATATAGGGTTCGAATACACTGCACTTGCAGAGGAACTGTCGACTGACAAGTTAATACTCTTGAATAGAATAAATACCAAGCTAAAAGACTATTTGAAAAATGCTGTTGATATCGGAGAGCCTTTTGTAACTACTAATTTTATTAATGTAATTAACGAAGTTAAGGGTGTGGCCGATGTCTTAAGGTTCAAAGTGAAAAGAAAGTCCGGAACTAATTATTCTACAATTGATTTTGATCCTTTATCTAACTTATCAGCAGATGGTCGAAAGGTATTTATTCCAAAGAACGTGATATGGGAGATAAAATTTCCCAATACAGACATTAAAGGTCAAGTAAGATAATGGCTTTCAAGAAATATTTCGCAACAAAAGATAATACGATAACAAACGCCTTTAAAGCAGATCTAGACTTCAGGGCGACTGGCTCTAATATGGGCGCCGCCGACTCAATTGAGATTTTTAGAATATATGGCCAAGCGACAACTTCATCTTCTGAATTATCAAGAGCCCTTTTGGAGTTCAATTCGACTGAAATCTCATCGTCTCGCGATGACGGCAATATACCAGCTTCTGGTTCTGTTAACTTCTTTTTAAATCTTTACAACGCGCGCCATCCTTTTACGGTACCAAATGATTTCACGCTATTAATACAACCCGTATCTAGATCGTGGGCTGAAGGCCGCGGCCTTGATATGGAGGAATACAAAGACGATGGTTTATCCAATTGGCTTTCCGCTAGTAGTACTGCTGCCTGGACAACTTCTGGTGGTGATTTTCATTCTGGATCTGGTTATAACAAAACTGCAGTTTTCACAACCGGTGTGGAAGATTTAAGTGTAGATATTACAAATATAGTTGAAGATTGGGTGTCGGGAAGCTTGGAAAACTACGGCCTAGGCGTACGCCTGTCAGGTTCTGCAGAAACAGATACAACAAGTTATTATACTAAAAAGTTTTTTGCTAGATCATCAGAGTTTTTCTTCAAAAGGCCAACCATCGAGGCGCGTTGGGACTCGTCTCTGAAAGACGAGCGCGCCAGCTTTCATGCGTCGTCTTCTCTTTTGACTTCTGATGAAAATTTAAATACGATTTATCTTTATAATCGATTTCGTCGCGATCTAAGAAACATACCTGCAATTGGCACAGGGTCCATTTATGTTAAGATATTTGATACCGTTGCAGGAGATAACGAATTATCATCCAGTATTACCGTTAGCTACCCTATAACTGGCGGCCTTCATGAAACAGGAATTTATTCTTGTTCTCTAGACTTGGATACAACTTCTTCAACCGTATATGATAGGTGGTTCGATTCAACAATGTCGACATGTTTCTTTACGGGCTCTATATCTGTAAACCAGATAGCTGCTTTATCAAATGATTATAAAGAAGACTACTTTTTTAAAATTACCAATTTAAAAGAAAAATATTCTAGAAAAGAAACAAATGCTAGAATTAAACTTTATACTCGAAAGAAAAACTGGTCTCCGACCATATATACCGTTGCTAAGACAGATATTGAAAATTATATAATTGAAAATATTTATTATAAAATTCGAAGAATAATTGATGATTTCACTATTGTTGATTATGGTACAGGTAGCTTAAACCACACACTACTTTCATATGATGTGAGTGGGAGCTATTTTGATTTTGATATGTCAACTTTAGAATCTGGATATGCATATGAATACTCTTTCTTGGTAAAAGAAGGTAGCAATTATTTAGAACAACCTCAGAAATTTAAGTTTAGAGTTGAATAAATGAGCATAAAACAATATTTTGAAACACAAAATATGAAGTTTTTCAACAAAGAGCTTCAAGAGGTTTCTGGCAGAGACTTTGAATCTTTTGATTACTTAGAGGAAGTAGCAGAGAATCGAGAGAAATTTATTCCAAATATTGATTTTTCAGATCCTGCTAATTTTGCCAGATACGGAAGCGCTGAGGAATATTATAACCAATCAATAATTAGAATTAAAGATTTATATCCTTATGATGGATCTAGATCTGAAAAGCTAGATTTTAAAAATAAGTCAACCTATTTAGATTCTTATATTTTCGATCATTTATATCCTCGTACAAATGGTCATATCATCCTTTCGGCAGAAGGGTGGGGCACAAACACCGCGGGAACTTCTGAGGCGGGTGCAAATTATGGTATTCCCGATACCCCAGAATATATTTTTATAAAAGGTGGCCCAAATTCTGGACCTCTCAACACATATGATGGTGGCAATGTATATAACACTGCTTCATATAGAGGGACAAATTTAGCGCTAGATTTAAGCACGTCTGGTTTTTGTACTGAATTTTGGTTAAAGAAATCAGGGTCTATTTCTAGTGCCCTAACAAAAAATGAAGTAATTACAGAATATTGGAATAATGATGCAACCACAACTTCCAAGGGTCTCGTAAGGCTTTCTTTATTTGACTGGAGTACCTCCGTCAGTTCAAGTTACGCATTAAGACTAGACGTACATTCAGGTTCAGCTAGTACTTTTTTTAGATTAGGAAATAATAATTTAAGAAATCAAATAAAAGAAGGAAGCTGGAATCATATTGCAGTTTCTTATAATAACCAGACAGCTAGTTTGTACGTTAATGGTGACTTGCAAAGTAGTGACTCTAGGTCAACAACACTTGGGGATATCAAGGGAACTATTAATGCAACGATAGGGGGGGCTCTATCGGGATCTGCCGGTGCGGGGAAACTATCGGGCTCCCTAGACGAGTTCAGGCACTGGAAAACATCTAGAAATGGCGAAGAAATAAAAAGAAATTACTTTAAACAAGTTTATGGTGGGACGAATACAGATGATGCCAATACAAAACTTGGAGTATATTATAAGTTTAATGAAGGAATAACAGGAGTTAACGCAACCGACTCGATCGTGTTGGATTACTCCGGAAGAATATCAAATGGAGAGTGGACTGGCTACAATACATCGGCCCGGGCCACCACATCCGCGATGGTTGAATCTTCAGCATCGGCTCGCGAGTTTAAAGACCCCATTCTATACGATTATCATCCGGATTACACTTCTCTATTGACCACTGTAGAGTCTTTAACTAAGAAACATGATTTAACAAACCCGTCAAGTTTATATAACTCATTTCCAGATTATATAATAGAGCAAGATTATGAAAATGGATCAGAGTTTAAAAAAATAATTCAAGTTATTTCAAGCTATTTTGATACTTTACATAATCAAATTGAATTTTTAAATAAAATAAAAAATATTGAATATCTTTCTGGATCATCAACAGCAGATCAGGAGCCAATTATTTTTGGAAAAAGACTCCTAGAAGAAAAGGGGTTGTTTGTACCTGATTTATTTATAGAATCTTCTGTTCTAGAAGACCTATCAAATACGGACGGAGAAAGGGAATACGAGCTAGAACTTTTCAAAACAAAAAATTTAATCTATAAGAATATATACAATAACTTAGTACAAATTTATAAGAGTAAAGGCACTGAAAAGACTATTCGAAACTTTCTACGGTGTCTAGGCGTAGATGAAAGTTTGGTTAGATTAAATATTTATCCAAATAATTTTACTTTTGATTTGAAAGATCGAAGAAAAGTTTTTAATAGAAGCAAAAAGTTTATAGACTTCTCTAAAAAAGAAAATAAACAAGCTGTAATTTATAACTTCTCTACAGGATCGAGCATCCCAGGATACGTATCAGCATCCGCAGTTGATGTTCCTATCACGATGGAATGCGAAGCAATTTTTCCAAAGATCGATCATAGTACTGGGTTTTTTGCTTCTTCAACAATACATTCCGCTTCTATATTTGGTTTTACCGGAATCAACCCCACTGTAACAAATCCATCAATCGATACCACAGAGCCATCTGCAGCTAATAATAATTCAGGCCGAGTTTATGCTGTAAAAATTACAGCCACAGAAGACCAGTTAAGTACAAAGTTTGTTTTAGAATCAGATGCTGGCAACCTTCCCGATTTACAATCTCCTATTTTTGAGGAAGTGTACGATAATGCAAAATGGATACTAGGTGTTAAATACTATACAAATAAATCAATTTCTGGATCTTTTAACTTAAATGAAACTAGCAATGAGGGAATAGTTGAATTTTCTGGCTTTAATTCAATAGGGGATCAGGTAATTAATGAGTTTTCTGTTACGGGAACCATGAATAGTGTTACGGATTATACTGGATCGAAAAGATTTTATGTCGGCGCCACCAGAACCAATGTGACCGGTACAATATTAAAAGAAACAGATTGCAAAATAGGCTCACTGAGAGTGTATTATGATTATGTATCAAACGAAGATCTCAAACGACACTCCTTTGATTCAAAAACATATGGAACTGAGGGAAAATATAAAGAAAAATTAAATTTATTAAGTGATAATCTCAATTCAGCTGAAATCGATAACGCTCATAATCTTGTACAAAATTGGATATTTGATTTAGTATCTTCATCTGATTCAAACGGCCAATTTGACATTTTAGATGCCAGCTCGGGGTCAGTAGCCTCCGCTTCTATGCCGGCACAATACGCTGGCTTATATACATTACACGGCGCCAAAGGAAACTTCTTTGAAAGCTCAGCTTCAGACGTGAAGACAATTGAGTTTATGAATGATTACCAATTGAGTCTTCCAGAGGTTCTAAATTCTGATGATATGGTTCAGATATTAGAAAGAGATGTTGATAAGTTCTTGAAAGATCAAGATTTTACTGAGTATAATATCATGATCGAAAAGTCCATGCAGGCGGCAATATCTGATGAGATGTTGCAAATGTTTTCAACTATAACAGATTTTTCTAATCTTATTGGTGAATATGTTAATCGATATAGGATGAACTATAAGAAGTTAGATAATTTGAGACAATTTTTCTTTGAAAAAGTAGATAATATACCAAAAGTTGAAAAATTTATTGATTTTTATAAATGGCTTGATACCTCCATAACGTCAGTAGCATTACAACTTCTACCTGTGTCTTCTAAACTGAATTTAGATCACTTTACAATTATAGAGTCTCATATACTTGAAAGAAATAAATATTATAATAAATTTCCAATTATTAAAGATCTAAATAAATATAGTACGAGTCCCCCTACTGCTGCGGTCACTAAAGGCTTCGAAAGTGCTTATCAATGGTCTCAGAAACGGCTCCGCGACCAGGCGCGGTACCGGGATGGTATTCCATGGGACAACAGTCAATCTATACAAGATCAGATAAACGATCCCGATAGAGACTCTTCTCTTCTCAACAAGAAGCAATTAGCTTTGAAAAACAGACCCGCATCTGAAAGAAGCATGCTTGGTGATTTAATTGTGGTAGACATACCAAAAAATTCTACAATCTAATATGAAATATCAATATTATAAATCTGCAATTGTTCCCTTTGGCGACTTGAAAGATATCGTCGTAGGGCCTTTTACACAATCGGTTTCTGTAGACTATCTCTTAATAAAGAAGGAAAACATAGAAGTAGAAAGAGAGTCGTTTTTAACCGGGTCGCGACTGAAGAAAAGATATCAATTTAGCGCCGAAAACTCAAAACTATTTGGCAAGACAGATTATTATCTCGTTCCAGGTATTAGAAATGTACCATTTAATATATACAGCTCAAGTGTCAATAGCGGTGTAGGAAAGGGGTTGCAAGATATTTTATCTGGCTCATATATTATCACAGATCTACATAATGATTTATATGGCAATTTCTCGCAAGCTCCGCTTCAAGGTCCATTTACGAATCATTGGGTTGGAGGGGAGGCATATCGACACGTTCCCTTAAACGAGGGAAGCGATGACCAATCTTCACGGCCTGAAGGATTTTTCCTTTTAACTTCCAACGTATTTGGCGACGCAACGATTGCTTTAGTCGATGCTACTTATACTTCAACTGGCATTCACGATAAAGATACACCCAGAACAAGATATTTACGCGACGGCACAGCTAAGAGATCGGTCAACATTGCCAACATACAATCATCTACCGCTTCGTTGAATTTGGGTAATTATACAAAGAATTATGAAGTAGTTCTTTCAAATGCGAGAACTGTAAATGATTTGTGGTTCAAGAACAATACCGCCTCTATAATAAGCCGATCGGAGTTGCCTGTTGTCAATGTCGGCACCACTGATCCAAACTTTAATGAAACTCTACCGACAAGATCTAAAACTTACAGTGTTATTGTCAACCGCTTTTCATCACCAGGAGGCAAAGAAGTCCAAAGTGAGGGTTATTTAGATCCTTACCATGGAGAACTTTCTCCATATAATGCTTTGCCGTATAGGAATTTGAAAATATTGAATTCTTCAGGCTCCGGAGACATGTCATTTACGGGAAGTACTGTGCGTGTCAACATCAATACAAAAAACTTCGACGCGTTAACACCTAATTTCGGTTTGAAGCAGTTGTTAAGTCGACATAGAGGTAAGTTCGGAGTTGATTTAGAATATGGATCGATCGCAGAGGGCGCCTACCCCACAACGCCATCTTTCCACAAGGTTTATCAAAATCCAGGATTCAATTCAAATAAAGCAATAGTTTATGATAACGCTTTCGTTCAGCATCAAATCCCGAGATCTGAATTAAACTATTCTTGGGTTACGGCATCAGAAGCAGGAACCAATCTGGATACTGGATTGATATTAAGCCGTTATACAATTCCTTCTGGTACCGTGTCAGTAACACAATCTTTTCCTTCAATCAGGGAGAACTTTGTTTTTGGTGAGGGAGCTGCCCTGAACTATATTGGTCTGCCTTCCAATTTATACCTGGGGACGAAATATGCATTTGGCAATCTGTCATCGGCATCCCTTAACCAGCTTGTTACGTCATCGGATATTGCAGACTTTTCATATCCTTTTAATCTTAATTATTTAAGATACTTATCGCGGGGAGCTTTTGGCGGCGCAGCATTTAATTTAAACTTAAAGCACGATCATATTTCTGTGAAAAGGCAAAGAGAGCAAAATATTTTCTCTTATAAGAAAACTATTTCAGTTTTAAATGATTTCGGAAGTGCTAGAAAGCAAGTTGCTCTGGGATCATCGATAGAACCAGCTGTCGTAACTAAATTTAAGCCAGTTAATCACAATATAAAGATTGAAGGATCGGTTATTCCAAACTTTTATACATTTGGTAATTCAATATTCAAATTTGCTGATAATGATTTAATAAAAAATACAAATACGACCGTGAGGGAGGCGGTGCCTTCTTATGAAGTACTAAATTCTTCTTACAATGAAGATAAATTAAGCTTTTTAAAGACAGAATTTGATTCTTTTAAGTATAGAGAGACGGTTTTCCCATCATCTCAAAATATGTATAGAGGCACCACAAGGGGAAGACAGGACTTTAACGTTAACTGGTGGAATTCAAGTCAGGGTGTGCGCACAAAAACTAATGTCACAGGGGCTTTAGGGCTTCCATATAAATCAATTCAACCTGGTGGCCTTAGTGTTTGGCCTCTGGATGCAGGTTTGAATCTAGAAACTGAAATACCGATAATTAACGATATAACTTCATCCATACAAGAAGCCGGCGCCCTTCAATCCACCGCACAGATGATTGCCTATACGGGTGTTACATTTAATAGCAATACAATGATGCCGACTGCGTACGCTGCGACGTCCTCAACTCGAAGAATAATTGCGTCACCGTGCCTGGCTAGGCCAGTTTTTTCTGGTAACTTTGGCTCAGCTGGTTCTTTTGATATGTTCCCAAACATTGCGGGCCAGCAGCCATGGACGGCAGCAAGCGAGGCAGGAAAAGAGCCGTTTTATTATTCAGATTATGATGCCCTCGCGGAAAAAATTCGAGTTGCTGGAAAGGATTATTCAATATTGCCAGAATTTAGAATCTCAGAAAGAATTGAAACATATTTAACTTCATCTGATGAATTTTTATACGACGACCCTGCTTTCCTTTCTTTGACAGGGGCTTCTATAAAAGACAGTTCTGAAGATAATTTCTATAAAACATATTCTCATTCTGATTTCTTGCAATATTTTGATCTTCTCAAAGAAGATCATCAAAATGTTGTAAAAGATGGAAAATTAAAACTCAAATGTTCTGCTGTTAAGAAGTTTATCCCTTATGAGGGCTTTTATCCGGCTCAGAGAACGGTCCAGATATCTGAATTATTAAGAAAATCTTATATTGATACAGGATTTTATTCTGGATCGGGCGGATATGGGCGCGAATATCCCAAGCCTCAAAGCGAGTTTGTGCGTGAAGGTACCGCTGCCCCCCGCGCTTTCTATGAGGCATTTATATCTCCTGGTATTTTGTTTAACACAATAAAAGCATCAGTTGGCATGCCCGTGGGAGTAATGGATTATAATCCTCCATTCCGCAGCGAATGGGACACAGTAAGGAACACTAGTGGAAGTTACGGTGATAGCGGTATTAGACTTTTCTGTTTAAGTTCTTCATTTGATAAAAAGTTACCGTTTGAAGCTATTTTTGACCCGGAGAGCCATCTGACAATGGAAACTACGGATGTTACAATCCAGAACCCAATTGTTTTAAGGGGGAGGAACCCAGAAATGTTTTCCTGGACCGACCCCAACGCTGCCGGCCCGAGCTCTCCGAGCTTGCGCCAGGAGTACGTTGTTGCTAGCAACACTGGTCGCCCCGATTTTAGATTTAAGTATGCTATTGGGAACTTTTTTGCAGAAACTTTAAACTTTTTTATACAAGATAAAAATGTTACAAGGATTACGTCGCGACCCTCAAGTGAGTTTAATTTTGTCTCTGGTTCGAAATATGAGATGCTTGTGGTCCTGAAGAAAGATCGCTCCGTAACGAACTGGTCTAGATTATCTGCATTTGGCCCCCCTTTCTTTGTTAGTGCTACAGTTGGCACCTCCGCGGAAGAGGTACGCTTACGAAATATATCGTATAGTTATATACCAAATCTTCCGTCCTATCTCACAAGAATTGATTCAGGCCCGACTGCCATCAATGCCGTCGGCGCCGCCGACGCCCCGGCAAGCTCGAAACACATGTGGGTGGACACGAATAATGAATCATTGGTGTTGACTTTCAATCCAACCAAGAGCAGCTATACTGTCGATGAAATATGGAGTGAATTAACAACATCCTATTCACGGGACGATGCAATATTAAATATTACAAACGGAGATTTTGAAGCGGTAATAGGTGATAGGAATAAAATCCCCTCTCATATTAATATCTTTAACAAAGTAAGAGTGGAAGAAACCGGCGATTCAGATATATTTGCTTGGGTAATTCAACCGAAAGTAGAAACTCCATTTTTAGATTTCTCCCATCGCCAAGGAACATCGCCGGCTTCAATCAGTACTAGTGTCTACTCTGATGCAGCATATGTTGATACCAATGAAAAGTTATTTGAAAACAATATTGGTATATGGCAACAGTATGGCCGCGTTCCCACCGGTGGTAGCGGTTTGGTGTTGTCCGTTTCAGATCAATCGGGTTCAACCGAATCACTAGCTGATGCTCTTGGGTTCTCGAAGAAGGACCGTCGCTTGGGGATGGTTGCTGATTTTACAGAAGTGAAAGAAGCAGTAATAGCTATACCGTTTGTATCCGCGCAAGAAATTAGTGAAACCCATCTTACTTTAACTGAAGATTCTGATAATAAAAGATTTATTGCTATTGATAATGAAATTTCGATTAAAATCAAAGAATATATCTTATCTGGTATGAAATTAGAAAAACCAGATGTAGATCAAGCATTAATAGATATGTATGAAAATATGTCAGAATTTGTAATCCCGCCTAGGATGGACTTTTTAAACAATGATGGTGTTGATCCTTTTGTTATGTATATATTCCCATTTTCGCATAAGTTCGATCAACAAGATCTTAGTGATATTTGGCAAAACCTGCCTCCGACTTCAACACAATATGGTGATATCACATCTGGTTTTGAAAAAGATTCGGTTACGATAGAACACGATTTGAACTTCGACGCATCGGGTGGAACACTGCAAACTCTGTTGAGTACATACCCAGATAAATTAAGATGGATGCTTTTTAAAGTGAAGCAACGCGCCAATATAGACTACTTCAGGAAAGTATCAACCCTAGAAACGAATCCATTATTAGAGAATAAACTTACTAAGGCGCAAGAGCTTTTAAGCAAGAATATTCCCATAACAAATAAAATCGCTCCGTTTACAGACGGCATCGCTTCTAAATATGGATATAATTGGCCTTATGATTACTTCTCCATGGTGGAACTAGTTAAACTAGATACTGAAATTGATATCAAATCAGGTGAAGAACAATGAGTTTTTTCGATCCAAAAGAAGACGTTATCGACATAGAACTTACTGATTATGGAAAGATTTTATTGTCCGAAGGAAAGCTTAAGCCAGTCTATTATGCTTTTTTTGATGATGATATTATATACGATTCTCAATATGCAGCAATAACAGAAAGTGCAACAGTAGCAGCTACTAGAATTGAAGATGAAACTCCTAGAATGAAATCTTTTTATTCTATTTCGAGCAAATCTAAAGTTAACACGGCCGGCGGTAGTGATTCGATTCAAGCAATCGACACATATCAAAAGGAAAACATAAAGTTAGGATATCAACCGATCGGAACTTCTACCCCTTCTATACAAGATGCCCCCTATTATGAGTGTGTGTTTTTAAAAGGCAGCATCTCTGGTTCATCAAACAATGTAACCTACAAAGTCCCGGGAGAGTCGTCTGGAGGTGGCGCCGTTTTTATGACTAGCTCTGCTCCTAAGTTGGATTTAAACAAATCTGTATTCGAAGGAAAGATAGTTGATAGAGCTTATTTGGATGCATCTCTTTCGCGCGACTCAATAATTCCCTCCACGGTAGATTACCCATTGGTGTCTCCTAGGCTCTATGATGACAAATTTATCATGGTAGAGAGAGATTATATTCTTTTTTCTTTAGACGAAGAGAATACAGAAAACGAATTTGATAATTTCTCAATTTCCATATCAATTGTAGATGAAGACAGTTCTGGCACGCCAACTGGTGAAGTGACAAAATTGTCTTTCACTCCAGAAGAAAGCAATATTGATGAAAATGGTTTTTTGATAGCAGGAAGGCGATCTGAATCTATAGCACCTCCCACTGAGGACAATGTAGAGTATTATCTAGATATTTTAACTGATTCTGAAATAGACTCGCGCCTCCTTTGTGCCCTGCTGCCAGAAGATGAACACGGGCAGAAAATTGCAACTGATCCCCTTGTTGATTGTGAAGATCTTCAAAGACTCCGCTCCGCGAATCTTCGCAGAGACGTAAATGTACCCCCAGCTGAAGGCGAGGACTGTTAATGGCGATATCAATTACAAATTATAAGAATGTTAATGATTTTTCTTCACCTCATTTAGAAGTAAAAAAGATTAAGAGTTATAGAAAAAACAAAAAAACTATTTTTGAAATTAATTACAGCATTTCAGCGGGTAATGGCACCACCGAAGAGACTATTGATATAGGGATATTTTCCGGAGATGGTGGTCTTATACAAAAGCAACTAAATAATTTCGAAAAAATTGATTTATCCTTTTTACAAAATACAACTAATATTGAAAGTAAGAATTTAGATGAAGTTGTTAACTTTTCAAAAAGATTATCGGCTAAGTATGATTCCCCTACCCCTTTTACAAAGGCTTTCTCGTCCCTCAAGACTACATCCTTGCAGGCGATATCTGGTGGTCCCGATAACGTTAAGTTTTCTGTTGATGATTCACAAAATGTAATTATTGTATTTTTTGTTAAAAACCCTGGCGTATCAAGCTATAAAGACTGCAACGTTACCGTCTGCATTCCATCGCTAAGGAGGCAGAGGGCATATCAGGTTTTCGGCACTTTGGAAAATCAGATCATGATGAAGCGACCCCCGAATACTTCTGAGAGAATTCCAAAGATCCAATTCTTAGATTTGTTTAATGAGACATTTAAAACAATAAATAATATTCAGGTATCATCGAATCTAACAGATCTGCAGGAGCAGATTAGAGATAGAAACTCTAGAAAGAAACTAGCTGTAAATATATCAAATAATTACCAAAACTTTTCAGAATTATTTGTATCTGAAAATATTGACAACTCAGTGAGTAGTATGTTTTTCTTTAATTTAAAAAACGTCTTGAGGCGGCTCTCTGCACTTCCGAGAATTATTAAAGATAAAGGAATAGAAGCTTTAATTTTGAAAGATACTAAATTATCGGTTGAGGTGACGAGAACTTCAATAATAGATAATTTTGGAACTAACAAATTTGGTCTCCGATCGAACAAGAACTATAAGCCACTTGATACAATTAAGAATTATCAGATTACACTAAAACCAGGAAATATTCTAGATACTACTTCTCAAATAAATTTAGATAACATGTCTCTTTCCGATGAGGGGTTAAGGTCCTATTCCTTTACCGACATGGATATGGCAAATCAGAATTCAGGTAAGTTTAGATATAAAACCAGAATAGAATTTGAAGATCCAACAGTCCAAGTTTTAAAAAATGTTTATGACCTCTTGGAAACATCAAAAGCATCTTTAGATCATATCGGCAGTTTTCTCAAGTCATTAGAGATGAAAGGCACCGCAGGAAGCATCTCTAATGCGACTTTAAACGCATTTCTTGAAAAAGAAAATGAGCTATCTATTGAGAAAGTTTATAAATATATATTTATTTACTTAAAAATAATAAAAGCTCTTTCAGCCGAGGACAAGAATGGTTTCATCATATCAAATGATAATTCAAGAATTAATATTTTGTCATATGCGCCTGATTTAAATGCGATGTTGGACTCTAGGGTTGGCCTTGACAGCGATATGGCGTTTCGGTTGTTACAATTTGTCGAGAAAACTAATAAAGAATTTGAAAAAATCTTAAACTCAATTGGTGTTGGGATTAATAAGCCAAATTCCAAAAAGTCAAATAGCAGAAATAATACAAAAAACAATACTCTGATTGCAATAGAGAATGAATTCAAGAATCAAGTAGTCAGAAGTGGTGACAGCAATTTTGGCTATTCCTTCTTGGACATGGATAAAAATAATTCTCGATTTTCTTCAATTTCAAAAACCCGGGTTGCGCACCAAGGCTTGAAACAATTATCAAAATCAATTAAAATTGATCCAAAAAATATTAAAGATTCAATTTCAAAGCTAAAGAATTATGATGGCATTCTTCCCAATGTAAAACTATCAGATACTGTTTTAA